GTACATTGCTAAAGCAAAGGAGGAAGGTTGTGATACAGGTATCTTTATGGGTGATTGGCATCATAATCGCAATAGCCTTAATATCACTACGATGGATTATAGTTTGCGTGCCTTGGAAAAACTGGGTAAGGCTTTTGATAATTTTTACTTTTTTCCTGGCAATCATGATTTGTACTACAAAGATAAACGGGACATACATTCAGTTGAATTTGGCAAGTATATTCCCGGTGTTACTGTTGTACACGAGCCTACTACTATCGGCGATGTCACACTATGCCCTTGGCTTGTCGGGGACGAATGGAAAAGAATAAAGAACATGAAGGGCAAATACTGCTTTGGTCATTTTGAATTGCCCAAGTTCTTTATGAACGCAATGGTACAGATGCCAGATCATGGCGAACTACAAGTGGATGCATTCAAAGGTTTTGAACTGGGGTTCAGCGGGCACTTCCATAAGCGTCAGCAAAACGAAAATATGATTTACATTGGCAATGCGTTTCCACACAATTATTCAGACGCATGGGATGATGATCGCGGAATGATGATTATGCAATGGGGTGAGACACCTGTTTATCATAGTTGGCCTGCTCAACCCACATTCCGTACACTGAAACTGAGTGAATTGATCGATCGTGCAGATGAAATTATACTGCCTAAACAGCATTTACGTGTGGCATTGGATATAGATATCAGTTTTGAAGAAGCTAGTTTTATCAAAGAGAAGTTCATTGCTGATTATGACATACGTGAACTTACACTTATCGCAGAAAAGAAAGAAATCGAAATCAATACTAATATAGATATTCAAGCATTTGAAAGCATTGATCAAATTGTCAGCAATCAGATTATTAGTATCGACAGCGAAACATACGACAAAAACAAATTGCTGGAAATTTACAGTAGCCTATGATCAATATTAAGGAATTAACCGTTAGAAATTTTATGAGCGTGGGTAATCAAACCCAAGCTGTAAACTTTGCACAGAAGAATTTGACACTTGTACTAGGAGAAAACTTAGATCAAGGCGGTGATGATAGTGGATCACGTAACGGAACAGGCAAAACTACTATTGTTAATGCATTGACTTTTGCGTTATATGGCAATGCCCTAACCAATATTAAAAAAGACAACCTTGTTAATAAAATTAATAACAAAGGTATGCTGGTTACCTTGGCATTTGAAAAAGATGGTATAGACTATCGCATTGAACGTGGGCGTAAACCGAACATCCTACAGTTCTTTGTCAACGACCAAGCACAAGAAACAGCAGAAACAGATGATGCGCAAGGTGATATGCGTGAGACTCAGAAGGACTTGGATGATCTAATAGGCATGAGTCACGACATGTTCAAGCATATTGTGGCATTGAATACCTATACTGAACCTTTTTTAAGCATGCGAGCTAACGATCAACGAGCAATCATTGAGCAGTTACTGGGTATTACTATACTAAGTGAGAAAGCTGAGACTCTCAAAGAGCTGATCAAAGAATCTAAAGATCAAATACTACAAGAAAACGCAGATATAGAAGCAGTCAAACGTAGCAATGAAGGTATTCAGAAGAGCATTGACAGTTTAACTACTAAGCAAAGTGCGTGGAATACTCAGCATGCTAATGAAATTGAAAAGGTTGCTCGTGCGATAGTAGAACTAGAGAGTGTGGATATTGAAGCTGAGCTTGCGAAGCATGCGGAGCTAAAAGTCTACGACGACACGTCGGCAAAGCTGAAAAGCCTGAATAAGGAGCGGGCTACGTTAGATAGCGCGGTAGCGCAAGCAGAGCGAAGCGTAAAAAAGTACGCTGGCGAGCTGGCTAAACTGCAAGACCGTAAATGTCACGCTTGTGATCAAGAACTGCATGACCATAAACACGAGTCAATGACCGCAGAAGCTGTTACTCATATGACTGATGCCAACACTTATCACGACAAGATTGTTGCAGATCTGGCACTGATCATCCGTGAAATAGCCGCAGTTGGCGAGGTCGCACAGCGTCCCAATACCTATTATGACACTGTGGAACAGGCACTCAAGCATCAAAACAATCTAAAGAGCTTGGAAACACAGCTGGAAATCAAAGCGGGCGAAGCAGATCCCTATCAAGAACAGATAGATGAGCTCAAGCACACAGCCATGCAGACAGTTTCTTGGGATCGAGTCAACGAATTAAGCAGTGTAAAGGATCATCAGGAGTTCTTGCTCAAGCTGTTGACGTCAAAAGATTCGTTTATTCGCAAGAAAATCATCGATCAGAACCTGGCTTATCTCAACAATCGTCTGACCTACTACTTGGACAAGATGGGTTTGCCACACTCTGTGCTGTTTCAGAACGATCTAACTGTGTTGATCACACAGCTGGGACAGGATTTAGACTTTGATAACCTGTCGAGAGGCGAACGCAATCGCTTGATTCTGGGCTTGAGTTGGGCATTTAGAGACGTTTGGGAAAGCCTATATCAAGGTATAAACCTGTTATTTGTTGACGAATTGATAGACAACGGGCTTGATGCATCGGGTGTAGAAGGCGCATTGGCAGTGCTGAAAAAGATGAGTCGTGAACGCAAAAAGAACATATTCCTAATATCGCACAAGGACGAATTGATTGGTCGTGTGAACAATGTACTCAAAGTTATCAAGGAAAACGGGTTTACTAGCTATGCTACAGACCTAGAAATAACAGAATGATTGACTTAGAATTACCTAATCTTAGTTTAATTTTAGACAGCGTACCTGGCAGCGTGTTCACGGCTATTGAACACGATGTCGATCGTATATTAGCCAATGATCCTAATCTACAAAAGATAAATTCTGCACTGTCGGCGCCCGGAGTACCTGAGCACTATAGACTTCAGGAATCTACAGAAGAACTACTCAAAGACTATGTGTTAACTGTAGCTAACAGCTATCAACAACGCTCATTGTACCTCAATAGTATCAATATTTTACATAAATCTGCTCCTTATTATTTTAACCGCCCGTGGGTAAATCTACAAAGACAAGGGGAGTTCTTGCCTAATCACATGCATGAAGGTATCCTTAGCTATGTGATATGGGTGCGGATTCCTAAAGTCATACAAAACAGTCATCCTTCGGCAGTTGAAGGCAAGCTAGAATTTACATACAGCAATATTTTAGGAACAAACATAGGACATAATATTAATTTAGATGCTGGTTATATAGGAAAAATTCTCATGTTCCCTGCTAGCCTTAGGCATTGTGCTTATCCATTCAAGGGAGATGAGGTTAGAGTATCAGTCAGCGGGAATATTTTATTAGGATAATGAATTGACACCAAAAGACGAAGAGCTACACGCCGAGTTGATGCGAGTGTTTCGTAGATATTTTGAAGAGAATCAACGTTGGTTCGCTGAAGATACCTATGCCAGCACCATACGCTTGCGGCACTTGTTGAGTGACATTCGTCATGTGTGCAGTGCTCGACGCAAGGCAATTAGATCTTGGCAAATAGAAAAACGCGAGCAGTTGGATGAACGCAAAGTTCGTCGCGCTCAAAAAGGCACTGGGAGAGGCTCCAAAGACAATAACTAGTTGATGCCATGGTACTATGCAGATCAACTAGTAGAAACATTACCCGAAACCTGTGTGGGATTTGTATACATCATAACAAATCTTGATACAGGTCGCATGTACATAGGCAAAAAATTAGCAAAATTCAGTAAAACGACCTACAAGACTGTAAAGTTAAAGAACGGCACAAAGAAGAAAAAGAAAATCCGCGGCAAAATTGATTCAGACTGGCAGACCTATTATGGTTCAAGTCCTGAATTAAGTAAAGATGTCGCGCAGTTAGGTACTGACCACTTCCGAAGAGACATACTGTATTACTGTAGTTCAAAATCGGAATGCTCGTATATAGAGGCACGAGAGCAATTCTCCAGGCGAGTTCTAGAATCAGACGATTACTACAACGGACATATACAGGTTCGCGTACACGGATCACACATCAAAGGCAAACAACTCAACGGATAACAGCTAGCGCAGGCCAACATCGTGCGCCCTATACCTGGATCTCGGATCGCAGGGACGGAATCTCCAGCCGTGGGAGAACTCAATCACTATCCTTGACAGGACGCCGATAGCAAAATCCTTGCTGTTTGATTGTTTGAAAAGATTTCTAAGGAAAAGGAAGGGAGAAAAACCCTATGTTGGTACGCATGGTAGCGAATGTGTATCAATAGCCGTCATACAAAGACTGCGCTCGAGGTACCGGATGACCGCCTCTGTAATGCGTTATTGCTACGTGATATTGTTCAACTCAGATAATGTCAACATTCTTTGCCCTGGTCTGGGCAAAGTGTGACTGAACAATCTAGATAATATCTTAGTGCTTCGCACTTGATCATTACAAAACAAAAGACAATCAGTTCGAGCGCAAGCGAAGAACAGAAGAACGCTAGTTCTTCTTATAACAATGGCAAACGTGTTTCTTTGGTAGCTTCGAGATTGTCTTTGATCACAACATATATCATGTCACGATCTTCAAAACTGTAGTATTCCAACAGTTCTTTCACAGTGACACCACCACGCATGTACCATGATATGCGAAACAGTTCCTGCTTGAATTCTTTGGTTTCGTTTTCTAGCCTAACTAGAAGTTTCTGGATGTCTTCTGTAGATTTTCCAATTAGGCGTTGACGAAAAAATTTGATTCATCCATTTCCACACTGAGCTTGGCTTCATGCTGGCAATTGTCACAGGTCACTTGGAATGGCGGATTGGCCCATGCTTGATTGTTTTTCTGATTGGTCTGCTTGATAGCATCAAACACACTCTTGTCGCAATTGGCCACCCACTCGTCAATAAATTCTCGTTCAGTTACCACTTGACTGCCTATGTCCACACTGTCAATGATGGCTTTGAATATGTCTGTTTGCAAGTCGGCCAATTGATTGAACAGGTCGCTGGTGACTTTTTGTTTTTCTTCACCAGCTTCCATAGAGTCGGCCTGTGACATTCTTTGTTGTATTTGAAAGTTGATTATGTTGAATTCTGTGCTACGCTGATAGTTTAGAGGGCGCAGTTTGATCACTAGATCAGGCAAAGTCACAGTGTCTTGATAGTGACAGCTCATGAAATGTTCTATGATGGTGTTGAGATCCAGCTCGTATTCATTTTCTGTGTTGCAATTACTGCAGGTGTTGGTTACCTGCATGGTGCTGCCAAACGTGGCAATTCTAATAGCACTCAGTATCATGTTTATGTCGATCACACTGATATCCCAAGGATCTTTTATGTTGGGACAACAGCTGGCAATGACCTGAGCAGTACTGGCACCGCTCAACAGGCTATCGGGAGTCTTCATGATGATTTCATCCATGCCAGTCATGCCGTAGATCGGCAATTGATTTATGTCGCCTTGCACATTTCCCGGACGGCTGTATATGCCGCCTGACGGCAGTTTGATAAAAACTTTGGGTTGTCTAAAATGTTTGTGTAGTGGATTTGTGGCCATAAGTGTTGACTCCGATTTAATCTAGTATTTATATACGCACTTTTTGGTCTATTTTTTATCTGTTTTTCAAGATAGGTAAATATAATACCATGAAAGTCACAGAAATTATCTCAGAATTTACCTCTTGGAACGACGTTCAGAGCGCCAGATTGAATGCCAAAGCCGCGGCCAACACTGCCAAACTGTCAGAACAAGCTATAGCAGATGCTATCCACGGCAAGACTCCGTTGCCTGCGGGCATGACGCAAGCTGATGTGGTCAAGCAGGCCAAGATTTATTCTGCAAAAAATGCCAAGCTGGCTAGTGATGCCAAATGGGTGTCACGAGCTACTACAGCTACATTTGGCGGCTTCCTAATCAAGCTCATGGGCGCGGCCTATGTGACAAATCTGCTGAGACTCAATTTGGAAAGTGCCGAACAAGATTATTTTAACAAGCTGAGTCCAGAAGATTATCAACGATTAAGACAGGCCTTTATAGGCGAATGGATGGTTCAGATATTCATTCCTTTCTTGGCCAGTGCTGTACTGAGTAGCAAATGGGTCTTAGGAATCAGCAGACTGATAATAGGTATACTGACTTTGGGTACTGGCATATTTGCCGGACCCGGTGCACTGCTGGGCATAGCAATTGAACAAGCTGCCTTTACTGGGTTGCAATACTTTTTACAAAGTGACATGTTTAGAGACTGGGCCGCAGAGCACCTGGCCATATTCACTTTGATAGGTTACTTTCCCGACCGTGCTTGGAATGAATTGCGTGCCATGGTAAGCGCATTGCCTGGATTCAACAAGATCATGGACAACCCCGGCAAGACAGCAGACGAAAACGAAGCCGAAAAGAAAAAGAAAGCCAACCCAGCTGCCGCTGCCAAGGATGAAGCTGAAGCCAAAGCTGCCAAAGATGCACAAGATGTAGTTGATAAAAAATCAATCTTCATACAAGGTACCAGAGTAACAGACGCCAAAGGCAATCTTGATCCCAATGCATTTAGACAAGAACAAGTACAATGGGCCATAAGGAACAAACCCAATGATCCTGATGTGAAAAAAATGCTGGCACTGCCAAGAATACCCGGTGCCAACTACAGTGTTCTTAAATTTGCCTAAGATAATATATGGATAGACAAGAACAACTGTTAGGCGAAATCAAAGACCTTTTAAAAAGAGGAGGCGGCCCTACTGCCGGCTCTAGTGGAGGAGGTTTTGATAATGTTTTTAAAGGTATCGGTGGATCATTAGGTACATCTTTAGAAAATCTTAGCAATAAGTTTAATCCTCTAACAGCAGGAGTAAGTCTAGCAAGTGCGGCTTTTACTGAAGTCAAAGGTCTATACTCTCAGTTAGACAGCGTACTACAACCTAATCTAGGTACTTGGAGAAAACTCAGTACCACTGGTCAAAACTTTGACGGCAGCATAGTTGAAATGGCCGCTAGTGCCAAGCGTGCCGGCGTAACTTTAGAAGAGTTAGCGGAGTTTGGTCAACGAAATGCCGGCAAGTTTAATAACTTAACTAGCGAAATAGGTAACGGATTACAAGAATTTACAAAGCTGAGTCAAGGCATGGTTGATTCGGGAGTTGCTGCCAAACTGAAACGACTGGGATACGACACAGGTGAGTACAATGAAGTACTAGCACTCAGCTTACGAAATTTTAGTAATTTTTCTGCCGCACAGGAAACTACTACTGGAAAAACTCTAGGACGCAATGAACTAGCGATAGCGGCTGCTGATAAGTTGGCAGTGGAATTTGACAGCTTGGCCAAGTTAACAGGCAAAAACAGAAAAGATATGGCAGAGCAATATGCCAAACAGCAGTTAGACGGTCAAGCTGAAGCCAAGTTGAGATTGCTCACAGCTGGCAAAAGCGAGGACGAAGCTAGAGAGATACGAGCAGAATATCAAAAATTAAGATTGCAAGCTGAACTTCAAGGACAAGAAGCGTTGTTTAAAGAACAGTTTGCGTTTGGCAGTGTGAAAAGTAGAGAAGCAAAAGCACAACTGGTCATGACCGGTGATGCTGGGCAAAATCTTGCTGACTCGGCTACAAGATTGGCCAATGGGCAAGTTAAAGAAGCAGAAGAAGCCATGACAAGAAGTAGAATTGCCATGCGAAATTTAATGGATGACAAACAGTTCCTAAGCATAGCAGTATTGACTCAAGACAATCAGTATGCCAAATTCAATGCAGATCTAGTGACTAAGAACATGGCATATCGTGATGCGTCTATGGCTGTTGAAGAAGATATGCGCAAAAAAGGATTGTTAGCCAGCAAAAACAAAGCCGAAGTTGAGGAATTAGTTTTTAAAGAAGTAATTGCAAGATCTACAAAATTACCAGACAAGCCTACTGCCGCCAGTACAGCTACAGTGCTGAATCTCGAAACAGCTTCTCAGAACGTTGCTAGAGTGTTTATGGACGATGTAGTAAAACCCATAAATGAAAAAGTAGCACCAAGTTTGACAAAATTTAATGATGGCCTTAATCTACTATCGGGACAAGTGCTTGTTGACGGCAAAATTTTAAGTGCTAGACAAGCGGCATCTGAGGAATTGCAAAAAATATACAATACTAAAACAGATACCAAAACTGGTACTAGCACTACCAAAGAAGGCAATGCAGTAGCCAATAATCCTCAGGGTCCTACAACCTATATTGGGCAAGATGCACTTAGGGGAGTTGGCGCCGCTGTGAAAGGTCTGTTGGACGCAATAGAAAAAGTTGCTCCAGAAGGAAAAAGAGCCACAGGTAGTCCAGGCATTAACGATTTCCTAAGTGGCGGTTCATTTAAAAACATGTTTGAGAATTTTGGTTCTGGTACCAATATGCAATTGGACGGTAGAGAAATAGTAGCAACTGAAAGCCAGGTATCGGCACTTATGGCCAAAGCTCAAAGTTCAGTAACCAACATGTTAGGCAATGGTGGTGGACAGAATCAAGATGAATTCCTGGCTGTGTTAAAACAGATAAGTACTAACATGAAGCAGATGGTAACTTATACCGCATCAGTTGCAGATCATGCGCAAAGACAGGTAAGAGCTACCAAAAATCTGTCAAACAACATGTATGAGGCTTAACGCACAATGAGTTGGAAAAAATATTTCACACCAGTACCAGTAAACGGCGAAATAAGCCCCATTGGCGGCCAAAATGGCAATCGTCCAGGTCCGGCCAAGACCAACTACAGCAGTTACTTGCCTGATGTGTACACTGGTAGCCCCAACAGAGTTGAACGTTACGGACAGTATGAAGTAATGGATTCAGACCCCGAAGTCAATGCGGCCTTGGACATTCTAGCAGAGTTTTGTACACAAAAATTAAAAGATTCAAAAAGTCCATTCTCGGTCAAGTGGCGCAGTAAAGCTACCAATGCTGAAATAAAGATACTGGGCGAGTACCTACAGCAGTGGAACAAGATACAGAAATTTGACACACGCATTTTTAAAATAGTACGCAATGTGTTCAAATATGGCGACACTTTCTTTATCCGTGATCCAGAAAATCAAAAATGGACTTATCTAGATCCAGCCAATCTGATCAAAATTATTGTCAATGAAAGCGAAGGCAAAAAGCCCGAGCAGTACATTGTCAAGGATCTAGCACCCAACTTTGAAAACCTAGTAGCCACGCAAATTACACCAACAGTTGGCCCAAGGCAAGGTGGCGGCGCAACTCCTTCGGGAGGATTTGCCGGCGGTGCGGGCGGCTCAGGCGGCAGTGGTAAAGGTCCTACTCCGGGCAATGCCAGTCGCTTTGGACTTAATCAGAAAGAATCTGCAGTGGATGCCAAGCACGTGGTACATCTCAGTTTGAGTGAAGGGCTAGACAACAACTTTCCATTTGGCAACAGCTTGTTAGAAAACGTATACAAAGTATACAAACAAAAAGAATTGATTGAAGATGCAATCTTAATCTATCGCATAAGCCGTGCGCCTGAGCGTCGCATGTTCAGTATTGATGTGGGCAACATGCCCAGTCACTTAGCAATGGCCTTTGTGGAACGTGTTAAAAATGAAATTCACCAGCGCAGAATCCCAAGTCAAACAGGTGGCGGGAACAATGTCATAGACTCTGCGTACAACCCCTTGAGTATTAACGAAGACTACTTCTTTCCCAAGTCAGCAGACGGCCGTGGCAGTGACGTTAAAATGCTAGAAGGTGGTAAAAACATTGGTGAAATTGACGACTTAAAGTACTTTACCAACAAGTTATTCCGTGGCCTGCGTATACCATCAAGCTACTTGCCAACTGGTGCAGAAGACAGTCAAAATCAATTCAATGACGGTCGTGTGGGCACTGCTTACATACAAGAACTGCGTTTTAACAAGTATTGCGAACGCTTACAAGCCTTGATAACTACCGTATTTGACGAAGAATTCAAGATGTATATGTACGGCAAAGGCGTTAATATAGATCCAAATATCTTTGAATTGAACTTTAATCCTCCTCTAAATTTTGCATCAAGCAAACAAAGCTCAATGGATGCAGAACGTATCAACACATTCAATACTATACAAGCTATTCCATTCATCAGCAAGCGTTTTGCCACCAAACGATTCCTTGGACTTACCGACGAAGAAGTGGCAGAAAACGAACGCATGTGGGCTGAGGAAAACGGCAAAGGTGAACCTACAAGCACAGATTCCGCTGCCGAGTTACGCAGTGCAGGGCTAAGTGCCAGCGGCATTGAAGGCGATCTAGGAATGGCAGGAGACCTAACTGCTCCTGAAGACATGCAAACTCCCGAGTCACAAGCAGGTGCCGCAGGCAGTCCAGGCGGTACTCCGGGAGCCCCAGGCGGCCCAGCAGGCGGCACCGCGGGCCCAGTAGCATAAATACTCGTATGATACTACGAGAATTGTTTTACATTGATCCTGACACACGACATGTGGCCAACGATCTGCGCTATGATGCAGGCCGTGATAACACCATTTTGCATCGTGATGACACACGTAAGACAAGACTTACACTGAAACAAATCAACGAACTACGTAAAAGCACAGAAGCACACATATTAGAGCAAGAGCGCGAATTAGAATTTATTCACGACATGTACGCTGTTCCTCCGGCAGCACCTGGCGCTCCTGCTTAATTTAAAAAAATCTGTCGTTTTTGACCTATATCTGCCTACTTTTTACTTAAAAGAGTAAATATCTTACAGCCTTGTACTACAAACAATTCACAGGAGAAATAACATGACTGACCGCGCTCAATTTGAAGCAATGCTTGAAGCTTTGATCAATGATGATCAAGACCAAGCAAAAGAAATATTCCACAACATCGTTGTTGGAAAATCACGTGAAATTTACGAAGAATTATTAGCTGAAGATTTCAGCAAAGATACTGGCAATCCTTACAGTGATTCAGATGATTCTGAAGACGACAGCGAAGCCGATGATGCAGAAGATGACGAAACAGATGATGCAGAAGCAGGCGACTCTGAAGCCGATGATGCAGAAGATGATGGTGAAGCCGATGATGCAGAAGATGATGGCGAAGAGTCAGAATTTGGTGACGAAGAAGGCGAAGAAAGCGGCGACATGGAAGACCGCGTTATGGATTTAGAAGATGCACTAGAAGACCTAAAAGCAGAGTTTGAACACTTGCTACAAGGTGAAGAAGGTGAAGAGCACATGGATGCAGAACCAGAAATGGGAATGGATGCAGACATGGGCAACGACATGGGTGACGAGCCAGGAATGGACGACCAAGACATGGGCGGCGCAGATGAACTAGCTAAGATGATGGAATATGTCAACAAGATTGGTGTTCCATACGGTTCAGGTGCTAACCTTGCTGGCAAAACAGAACTACAAAACGTTGGTGCAAGCACTGGCGGCAGCTACAAAGCAAGCGGTAACACACGTTCATTGATCGATAACATGACCAATGACATGGGCGGTTCAGCTGGTAACATTGCACAAAATCATGTAGAAGTACATGGCGATGCAGGCGTTAAAGCAGGCGGAACTAAAGGTGGTCTAGCTGATCCAAGTACCAAGCCATTGATTGGCAAAGTAATGAACACACCAGGCGGCGATGCAGGTAAGACAGCATTCAAGACTCGTGTCAAAGGCGGCGGCATTGATGCACAAGGTGAATTCAAAGCCACAGGCAAGTTAGCTGGTGCACATTCAGGTGAAGTTGGTAGCCAACGCGGCGAACAAAACACCAAAGCCATCCTTAAGGCACGCAAGTAATAGTTGATGACATTGAAAAATATGTTATACCTCCGAGAGAATCTCAGTTTCAACGAAGCAAAAATGATCGTTGAATCTGATGACAAAGATGGGAAAAACTTATACATGTCCGGGATTTGCATCCAGGGCGG